TTACAAACTGTAATATGGACCCAGCATCTAACAACTTTGTTGCTAAGAAGATTGGTTCATCAAACGGTGAATACGCATTGATTTCAAGATACATCATGGTTGAGATGTCTGATGAAGCACCAATTGATGCTTTACCGTGTGGATTCTATGGTTATACCCAAAGAGAATATGGTTCAGTATTAAACCCTTCACCAGTACCTCAATTCAAAACAAAATATTATTTCCCAGGTGAAACAATTTATAATCCTCCATTTGGTACTCCTTCTGGTGGTGATAACTCAGTTGAATCTGCGGGTGATGTTGTAAGAAGAAGTTACTTAGGATTTTCTACTGTAATCGGTGTTGACGAATCTTTGTTAACTTATAAAGGCAAACAAAACCCAGCAAACTGGATAGTTTCTCCTGTACCTGTTGAAGGTGCTACATGGAATTACTTATCGAAAGGTTTCCACATGGACTCAGGTGCAACTGTTGTAACAATTGCAAATTCGTTCCAAACAAGTGGTACACCAGCATTTGAATGCGGTGTTGCTGATTTCAGATTCGACCCTGAAACTCAAGAAAACCCTTACTACTTTATCTACTCAAGAAAATACACAGTATGTTTCGCTGGCGGTTTTGATGGTTGGGATATCTACAGAGAATATAGAACAAACGCAGATAGATTCCAACTTGGAGCGTCAGGTTACTTAGCAGGTGCTGCGGCATCTACTAGATACCCAACAGCAACAGGTGACGGTCTATTCAAGAGAATTGTGGTTGAAAACAATACACAAGATTTTGCAAACACTGACTACTACGCTTATCTTTTAGGTATTCTATCATTTAGAAACCCTGAAGCTACAAACATCAATGTTTTTGCAACTACAGCAATAGATTATGTTAATAACTCTAACCTTGTAGAAGAAGCAATCGACATGATTCAATTCCAAAGAGCTGACTCAGTTTACATCGCAACAACACCTGACTATCAGATGTTTACACCAGATGGAACTAGTTCATTAGACATTATCTACCCTCAAGAAGCGGTTGATAACTTAGATAATACAGGAATCGACTCTAACTACACAGCTACTTACTACCCATGGATACTTGTAAGAGACACTGTTAACAATACACAAATTTACTTACCACCAACAGGTGAAGTTTGTAGAAACTTAGCGTTAACAGATAACATTTCATTCCCATGGTTCGCATCAGCGGGTTACACAAGAGGTCTTGTTAACTCAATCAAAGCGAGAGTTAAGTTGACTCAAGAAGATAGAGATACTCTTTATCAAGGTAGAATCAACCCAATCGCAACGTTCGCAGATGTCGGTACAGTAATTTGGGGTAACAAAACTCTACAAGTTGCAGATACAGCACTTAACAGATTGAACGTTAGAAGATTGTTATTACAAGCTCGTAAGTTGATTTCAGCAGTAGCGGTTAGATTGTTGTTCGAACAAAACGACCAAGTAGTAAGACAACAGTTCTTGGATAGTGTTAACCCAATCTTAGATTCAATCAGAAGAGATAGAGGTCTTTACGATTTCCGTGTGACTGTATCTTCTTCTCCTGAAGACTTGGATAGAAACACTTTAACAGGTAAGATTTACTTAAAACCAACGAAGGCATTAGAATTCATAGATATTGAGTTCTTCATCACACCTACAGGTGCTTCGTTTGAAAATATCTAATAAAAACGGGGGGACCAAATCCCCCCATTTTTTAGCCAACTATTATGAGAAAAGAATTCACAGAAGGGTTCAAAGATGAGAAAACCCCAGACTTAAAGTATTACGCATTTGACTGGGACGATAATATTGTGCATATGCCGACAAAGATTATTCTTAAAGATAAGGATGGTAATGAGGTTGGTATGTCTACAGAAGATTTTGCTGAGTACAGACACGAAGTAGGTAAAAAAGATTTTGATTATAAAGGTAAAACAATTGTTGGTTTCGCAGAAAATCCTTTCAGAAATTTCAGAACTGAAGGAGACAAGGATTTTTTAATTGACGCAATGCAAGCTAAGAAAGGACCAGCGTTTGATGATTTCAGAGAGGCAATCAATAATGGTTCGATATTCTCAATCATTACAGCCCGTGGTCACAACCCACAAACTTTGAAAGAAGCTGTGTACAATTATATTGTGAACGATTTTGAGGGGATTTCAAAAGACCAACTTATTAAGAATCTAAAAAAATATAGGTCGTTTGTCGGTGAAGATGAAATGTCGGACAAAGAATTAATCGATTCATATTTGTCTTTAAACAAATACCACCCCGTTTCTTTTGGAGACGAAGCGGGTGCAACAAATCCCGAGGAAGCGAAGGTTAGTGCAATGAATGATTTTGTGGATTACATTAAAGGAATGGCTGCTATACTTAATAAAAGAGCCTGGTTAAAAAATGATATAGGAAATAAATTTATACCAAATAAGCCACTTATAGGCTTTTCTGATGACGACCCTAAAAACGTAGAAGTAATGAGAAAAGCATTTAAAGATAAACCAGATAATTTAGTAAAAACTTATTCTACTGCTGGAGGAATTAAGAAGGAAGTGCAATAAATGTACTTTTTTTAAAAATTGAAGTAAATAGAAAAATTTTCGATATACCTATATTTATATCATATAAACACTGAAAACAAAAATTTAATAATATGGCTGATTTACTGATGAAAATGCCGATACCTTACGAACCGAAACGTCAGAATCGATTCATCTTAAGGTTTCCTTCAAGTTTGGGGATTAATGAGTGGTTTGTAGAGACCGCGGCAAGACCTTCTATCAAAATCGCAGCAACTGAAATTCAGTTCTTGAATACATCAACTTACGTTGCGGGTAGATTCAATTGGGACCCAATCTCTGTGAAATTTAGAGACCCAATCGGTCCATCAGCGGCTCAAGCTCTAATGGAATGGGTTCGTCTTCACGCTGAATCTGTAACGGGACGTATGGGATATGCTGCGGGTTATAAAAAAGATATCGACCTTGAGATGCTTGACCCAACAGGTGTGGTAGTTGAAAAGTGGATTCTTTATGGAACATTCCTAACTGATGTTAACTTTGGTGCATTAAGTTACGCTACAGACGCACTTGCAGATATCACTTGTAGTTTGAGAATGGACAGATGTGTGTTAGTTTACTAATACTATATACAAAAAATTAAAACCTTTTATATTTAACCGTAAAGACATAAACTTTACGGTTATTTTTTTTATATGGACGAACAATCAAGACAATATGGTCAACAAAATATGACCCTTCCCCACGACATGGTACAGTTACCATCAGAGGGACTTTATTATAAAAACAAAAAGAAAGCGGTCAAGGTGGGATATCTCACTGCGGCGGATGAAAATATTTTAATGGGGGGTGGTGATAACCTCACCTACAATTTATTGAGAAGTAAGTTGTACGAACCAGACATGAAAATTGACGACATGTTGAGAAACACAGGATTCGGACCTGAAGTTGATATGAATTTGATTGACCCTCAAACAAAAAAATCGTTCAAGGCAACAGTTATTTTGGACCAACTATCAATAGTAAAAGGTCAACTACCTGGTGAAGATGGAACATTCACAACTAAACTTCCAAAGTCGGAAGCAGTTGTTAAGTTAAAACCAATGTCTTATGGGGATATCAATGAAATTCAAAAAATGATTGATTCATATCCACAAGGAAGAACGGCACCAAGAGTAACTTGGAGACTTAATAAAGAAATTGTGGAGGTTAACGGAACAACCGATAAAGCAGAAATTGTTAAATTTGTTGATTCAATGCCAATTGGAGACTCAAAATATATCAGACAATTTATGAATGAAAATGAACCAAGGTTGGATATGACCAGAGAAGTAATAGCCCCGTCAGGAGAAAAACTAACAGTAAATGTTGGTTTCGGGGTTGAATTTTTTCGCCCTTTCTTCTGATTATAGGAAAGGTCAAATAGATGAATTCTACTATCTCAACAGATTATTGGGAATTTCTTGGACAGATTTTGATAAAATGCCCTTGTTTGTGAGAAAATATCTTTTGGATAAGTGGCTTGAAGATAATAAGAAGGACTGAAAAATCAGTCCTTTTGTATTTATATAATATTAAGTTTGTATGGCTGCAGATAATGTAAATTTCGGTTCGGTACCTAGTAGTGATGATATAGGTAGTTTTGGTAAGAATCTTGAAAACCTTCTAAAGATAGGTGTTAAAGATTTTGCAGACGCAATCACAAGACTTACCGATGGTGCAAACACAATCAACAAAACATTCACACAAGGTAGACAAAGAATTGTTGAACTCCAACAATCAATTGCCGATGCGGTTCCTGGCGTAAACAGAGTCGGTGGTAGTTTACAAGACGTTACAAATACAATATCAAAGATTGCTGAAGCCTCAAGAAGAAATGTTGTTGCTAATACACAAGATGTTGAAAAACTTGTCGCAGCTAACAAAGTATTAGGTGAAGACGCTGAAGTTCTAACAAACGCATTTATGGATGTTGGAATGAGCGTTAGTTCAATTGGAAAAAATTTAGAAGAGTCAATTAAGTACGTTCAAAGTATTGGTGGTAACGCAACTGAAGTTGTGAAAACCATGAGAACTAACATGGACCAACTTAATCGTTATCAGTTTGAGGGTGGAGTTCAGGGTCTAACAAAGATGGCGGCACAAGCCTCTATGTTGAGATTCGATATGAATGAGACCTTTCGTTTAGCTGATAAAGTTATGTCTCCTGAAAATGCAATAGAAGTTGCATCCGCATTCCAAAGACTTGGAGTATCTGCAGGAAACTTGGTTGACCCATTCCAATTGATGAATCAATCAATTAATGACCCATCTGGTTTACAAACTAGTTTGGCTCAAGTATCAAAACAGTTTACTTATTTTGATGAGAAAACAAAATCTTTCAAAATTAATCCACAAGGGGTTATGATATTGAAAGAAATGGAAGCCCAAACAGGTGTAAGTGCCAAAGAGTTGAGTAAGATGGGACTAGCCGCAGCAGAACTTGATAAGAGACTTTCTGCTGTAAGTGCCGCAGGACTTAAAGTTGGTAGTGAAGAAGACAAACAATTCTTGGCTAACATTGCCAAAATGGGTGAAGGGGGAGAATATGAAGTTCAAATCAAGGACGAAAGAGGTCAGATGCAGGCAAGAAAATTGTCTGAAATTACCCAAACAGAATTTGATAAGTTAATCAAAGAACAAAAAGAAGGACCACAAACTTTGGAAGAGTTGGCAAGAAGTCAAATGAATCTAACTCAACTAATGGAATCGGACGTATCCGCAATTAGAAACAAAATTGTTGGTGGTGTTGCTTCAGCCGCTCCTGTTGGTAGGAGTATGGAAGGACTTAGGGAAATTACCGATGCGATTGGTGGTGCTTTATCTTCCGCAAAGATGGGTACGACAAAAGATATTAGAGGCGGTGCGGAAAATTTCATATACGGAACAGAACAACTTTTCAAAGATTTATCTGACCCAAGTAAAAACAAGTTAGGAACCCTAACAGAATATGCAACAAAATTTGGGGATTCATTAAAATCCATAGGTGTAAACATTATGGATAAGTTGAAAATTGCAACCGAAGATGCCAAAAAAGGAATCAGAGGGGACAATTTGGTATCAAGAACCACACAGGGATTACTCAGTAAGATACCAACAGGAAGTACAGAAGCGTTAACAACATCAAATCAAACAAGAACTCAACAGGTTGAGCAAGAAGTTAAGTCAGTTGCGCAAAGATATGGTGCGGGGGCAACAACACAGACAAAAGTTGATATGGGTGGAAAAATTGTGATTGATGTGAATTTCAATGGAGCTCAAGGATTAACCCAAGAACAAATCAATCAAATTACGAAAATCCTATCAGATAAGTTAAGTGGAACCGAGTTCCAAAACTATGTTATCAATGTTCAAAGTGCTTCACAACAATCCCCAACTCAAAGACAAGGAGCAAATACTTATGGTGGAGGATAACAAAAAAAATATCCCTAACCTATTTATATAAAAAGATTTGATGGCTAGTTTATTAGATTTCTCTGCAACAAACGGATTCAGAAAAAAGCTCCTAACAAGGAACTTAACACCGTATGCTAAATCACCAAATCGTCCGACACTACCTGTTGATACAGAATATGTACAAACAGATAGTTCAGTTCAAGATAGTCCTGACCAACTTATTGATGTACCAAGTTTTGCTAACAGACTATACCCTCTGAACGAGTATGGGGCTCAAGGAGGATACAAACAAGCCCCTGACCCTACAGGTTTACTCAACACAAAATCAAATAAAGGTGAATATGGTCCTGGTCAACAAGATGCTAAGATTTTAGACCAAGCACAAATTGCATCTAATAAAGGGTTTGGAACTTTTTCACCTGCGTGGAAACCTTTGAATGCATATGCCAACGGCACACAAACATCTTTAGATAGTGGTGAATATATTACACAACCTGACTTTGTTGTAGGTGGCACAAGACTCTATAATAATCAACCATATCCTACAACATTTAATCCATCATCTTATGGTCCTGTTGGTATTCTATTATCAAGAGACCCACTTGGTAGTGATGGACTTTTGAGTCAAGATTCATTCATTGCAAAATTAGGCGCACAAACCCTTAGAAAATCTTTTGAGGATAGAATTGCACAACAAATTTATCAAAACACCGCAGCTCGAGCTAACTTATTTAATGTAGATAGTGGAAGTGACGCATTGAATATTATCACAGGTAGGGTTCCGTTGATTGAACCAAACTGGACAATCACAGTTCTATCTAACCCTCTGTTAGCGGCAACGGATTTCGCCTTAAGATTGGCGGGAAGTATAATCCCTGTTTCTCCAATCCCTGGTTCTTATTGGGATACGTCAATTAATTCAGGACAGCCAACAACAATACAACAGTTACAGAATGCATTTAGAAGAAGTACTGTTGGTAATTTTTTCAATAGATTATTAGGTGCACCTCAGACAGGTTCTCAGTTATTTTTGAACAACACAGGGGCAGGACAAAGGTCAAGGTTGTTTCAAAACATTAACTTTAACAAATACAAGCCAAGTTACGACAGAGGATTTTTAAATAGAGTTGGTGGGGCATTGGTTGGTGGCACATCAAACAATTCCAATTATTATGTTGGTTCGAGAAGTTCAGAACCAGCACAAGTATTCTCACCTCCAGGTGCACTTCCTGTTAATGATTTTGGGGTTGTTCAACAATCACCTGTATTTGGACCAACAGAACTTGCTCAATTATATGAAGGTCCAAGCCAAGAAGTAAAACTAGGTGCAAACGGACCAACCTATAGTAACGGTGGTGGCATTGAAGGTGGTTTTACTTGGGTATCTCCAAAGTACAAAGGAAATGCTGGTAAAAAAGTTGGATTAGGTGGTGAAATAACAAATGAGGATGAAGACTTCAGACCATCATCATATAATTCAACTGAATCAACAAATAGAACATTTAGAGAAGGTTCAATTCTTGACGACACACAGAGGTTAATTAATAGCCAACCACAAGGTGGTAAAAGACTACAACACGTAGGAAATGCTATCGACCAAGTATCCAAAGTTTTTAATGATGGATATAAAGAAATGACCAAAGGTTCTAGAGTTTATAGATATGTTGGAGACCCTGGACAGGAAGTTGGTACCGAATACTGTAGAGTGTTTGCAAAAGATATTCCATATCTTCAGTACAATGACCTACAAAAAACAGACGGTATAACAACTCAAGGAAGAAGATTTGCCGACTCAGTATTAGATAATACATACAATCTTAATATAGCTCCAAACAAACAGGAAGGGGGTCAAAGTTCAACAAACTTAATAGGAACCGACAACAATGCCTTTGCAAAAAAATATATGTTCTCTCTTGAAAATTTAGCTTGGAGAACATCATCAACACCAGGATACTCTGTTTCTGATTTACCAATTTGTGAAAGAGGACCAAACGGTGGCAGAGTTATGTGGTTTCCACCATACGGACTAACTTTCTCGGAAAGTGTTTCTGCTTCATGGAATCCAACTGATTTCTTGGGAAGACCTGAACCAATATATACTTACAAGTCAACACAGAGAGGGGGTACACTATCATGGAAAATAGTTGTAGACCACCCATCTGTTCTTAATGTTATAGTTAACAAAGTGTTAGCTAATGAAACTAATGCAACAAGAGTTAATAGTATTTTGGATTCTTTCTTTGCGGGATGTAGAAAGTATGACCTGTATGAATTGGCTAAGAGATATTGGAAAATTAATCCGAACGACCTTTACCAATTACAAGAAGCGATTACATCAAAAAAACTTTCTCGTGAACAAATTGAATGGTCTAAGTCAACAATCCAAACAGGTGTTGATGGAGGACAAGGACAAGTTGTTGCACAATCAAGTTCAACAAACATAGAATTAAAAAACTATAACCAACTTGGTTTTTATTTTGCAAACGACTACCCTAAAAAAGGGGTTACGGTCACTGATTACAATGCTCAGTGGACAATCTATGATGGGCAGAGAGCTGAATACAACAAACAAGAGCCAACTAAAAACTTTTTTACCAGTGTTGTTGATAACAACTACAACAATGCAAAAAAACTTGTGAACGATTTGGAATCGAAACTCAAAAATTCAACGGGAACAATTACTATTAACATAAACGCAAGTTGTTCGGCTCCAGCAACGCAAAGTTATAACCAAGAATTATCTAAAAGGAGAATTCAGTCAGCATTAGAATTTTTCAGTAAAAATGAAAAATTGAAAAAATTCTATGAAGACAAAAGATTGATTATCAAAGAAGAAGGTGGATTAGGTGAAACAACATCGGCCCCAATTACTTTCGATGAGACAGGTAAACCGAAAGACAAATCTCCAACCATACAATGTTCAGACAAAGACCAAAGCACTGTTGGTGGGGATACGACAGTTGGTTCAAAAGACGTTTTTACAAAAAATGCAATGGCATGTAGAAGAGCGTTCATTACTTCTATTGAAGATAAAACAAGTGAAAATGTACCAACCTCAACACCAAAACCACAATATACAGATGTCTTCCAAGCCAACACAGTTACGACTACAGTCGACACTGAAGAAATATCTAGGGAATGGAAACCAAGAGATAACATAACCAAAAGAGTTC